GGTCTTTTCAAAAGAGCGTGCACAGCCGGCTTTCTCACTAAAGAAAACCGCTGTGCGGAAAATAGTTGGTCACTCGACCAGCGAGTTAACATGTTCCCTGTTAACTGGGGTATGTCTTAGCCCTACGGGCGCGGATACCGCCGCTTGGGTCACAACTCCACTTCTTCATTCCATGGAGCAGCCCATATCACCATACTAGGTATTGGTCCCAGTATTCCAAGATGTGCCTCCGGTGACTGAAGTGCGCACCAAACACAACGGTGGCCCAATGTATGCCACCCCCCTGGCATCATCTGCCGCCGCAACACCAATATAAATGGATTTGTTAACGCCATCATTGTTTCTTACAATAAGGCGATACTGACCTGGCACAGCATTGGTCCCAGGGGACACAATGGTAGTACCGAAGGCATATAAATTGGTGAAACCAGCAGGGTCGAATCGCAACGCTGTGGATAAAGTAGGCAATAAAAATGTACCACCCGGCTGTCCCAAACTGTTCAACACAGAAATGGAATTCACTCTGGAGTCAGTATTATAAGTTGATGCAGGACGAGCCGTCAGAGTGGACCCGAAATCGGCATCTTCCAAATAAATCTTAGCTGCAGAAGAACTCGTCAAAGAGCTGTGAAAAGTAAACAGTGTTGAACCGGCACAGTATGCATAACACGCTGCAACCATAGCACAGCGATTCAAGGGAAAATCCCTAGTTGCTGTGTCTAAGGCAGCAGCCGCAGTAGGCCAAGTGGTGTTAGAACACCACTGTGGAATTGTTGTTATTGTTATTGCTGCATTGGTCACGTCAAAACGCCTAACCGTGGCCGACATAGCTAACTGTTTAGCGCTAAGAAATTTCTCCCCAACGGTCAAATCAGACACATCAATCTTTCTAACACCCGTGCCAGACTGGAGCACAACCGGGCCCCCAATGTTAGTGAACACGGGGGCTGACGGGGAACGCAGTCCAGCAAAGTGAAAACCAGGTTTAGCACACACTTCCACCAAGTATGAAATGGTAGATGATGACTCTCCGTTGTTGATCAATGGATCCATGATCTGCATACTCACTGTCCCAATGGAATTGTTGGTACTAGCATATGGAAATGGGTAAATGTAATCCACATCAAACTCGAACTCATTACCATCCTTAAGGTCAAACACCTTACTCTGTTGTGAAGGTTGTAAGCGCGACAAGAATGGTTGAGGAGCTATACCAGCGTTCGCATGAGGAGTGGTATTCGCAGAAGGAACAGAATTAGGTACAAATGTAAAAAGTATGCGGCCAGTATGAAACTTGGATTTTGCAAAAGTAACACGGTACCTAAAGCTGCCAGTCCAAAAACGGAAAAATTGCGAAAAATACATAATGTTGGTGGGCTGGTAAGCATTACCGGAAGCTGAAAACTCAGGGAGAGAAATGTTTCCACCTGGAAAAGTGGCACCTTGCACCCTAAACCACATGTGCATAGGACACACCGCACTGGCGTACACTGTAGCAGCATGTGACAAAGTGGTGTTAAGGGTGCCCCTAAACAACTGTGAATACCTACCCAAAATGGTGTCAAATGCCATCTCGTCAACCTCAGTGCCACCAGTTCGTGGGTGCACTGAAAGCTGGTTGGACATAAATCCACCAACAGTGGCTGCCGGAGCAACCGCATCCACGTTTTGCTCAAGGAACGTGGAAAACCTAACGTGCCGGTTCAACGGGGCCAAATCGGTGGGCTTTGAAAACCCAAAAGCAGCTGCAGCCTTACTGGCTGCACTCAAAAACCATCCAGCCGTGCTCGAAAAAGACCTCAAGCTAGGAACATGATTACCAACGGCGCGTGCAAACACGCTGCTGGCTTCCAAAATACCAGAAGCAACTCCAACACTTTTTGTCTCTTTTGTCGTTAAACCAGCTTGCGGTGTGACAGTCGCCACATCGGTTATTGGGCGCCTGCCAATGAGTTCAATATCCTCCATGTGCAAGTACACCTTATAAGCTGGTGCTTCTGATGATCCCAACAAAGGTGTTGTTAGCACTTGAACAAGGGAAAAATCCCCTGTCTCAAGAAGTACTTCATTGAATCCTCTACCCCAATATTCAGCCTCTGCGAGGAATGGGACCCGAAGAACACTCATAGTGTTGTCAGCAACATTTAGCCTCACATGTGGCAAATTAGTACAAGCATAAGGGCGAGAATGCCGGTCATAAGCTACGCTCGTGCCGTATTGAAAACACGACACAAGCATGCCCTGGTGAAACGGATTGCACGAATGCTCAACCGTAAACACCAGGGTGGCTCGAAGTCCCTGCACACCCCTTAGCCTATCTGAAAAGAAAGGAATCAAATTGGAAAAAGTGGACCAACTAGCAGTCATAGTAAAAAGCTGAGTGGCAGTAGTAGACAAAACACCTACACTTATTAAAGTCGGGCGACCAAGAAAACTCTTAACGTCCTGCATATCCACATCAGCATTGAAAACACCAGAGGAAACAACCTGAGCTGGTTCAGCACAGATCCCTGCCTCATCGGAAAACTCGACACCGGCAAAATTATCTGCCACACCGGCAGATACTGTAAGCCCATCAATAGTGTCGCACTCTCGCACCTCTACGGGTAAGTTATTATCTTTATTTAGTATTGTTGCGTGTAACTATGTACAACTAGTGTCTACACAAACACTAGCAGTTGTGCTTTCTCTCTGAATCCTCTGAGTAGTACGGGGACCTATCCTGACACAGCCAATCATGCCGAAGCACGGTATGTACATGTGGCTGCCGTATATGCGGTCAATACCAATTGTCGCTGCGGGAGAAGACAATATCACGGGCGTGCTCACGGCTGTAGCACAACAGCTCAACGCCGTTGTCTGCTGCCCACTCATAAGCAGGCCGGGTGAGACGCTCCCAATCCTCAGCAGGGTGCAGTGCAGCCTCTTCAACCAGCTTCTGCAAGTTCACACCAACCTCCTGGATGCCAGAGCGGTTGTTGCGGAACCAATATGGACTGTACAAGAAGCTCGCTGGGTCCAATGGGGCCACCCAACCACCGGGCGCCTCCGGATCACGAATGATCCCGCGCTTGAGGAAGCCCACATCGTCAAGAGTGGTGGTGGGGACCAAAGTCCCATCTTTCTTCTCAGAAGTGTATGTGAGATCAAAGTCCTCCTTCATGTCCCTTGCCACCGTGACCTGATTAAAGACTTCGGACACGGGGTCAGACACGCCTTGGACGTTGTCGTCACCATATGTGACAATGTATGCGTTGGACCACATGTCGGTGTAATCACCAGTGGCCTTAGCATAACATGCCGTGAGAGTGATGAGGCTGTACATGGAGTTTACAGCGGTGGTGAGGGGGTGGCCTGATGGAAGGGACTTGTTCCACTGCACGATGGTTGTAGCAACACCTGACTCTCCAGTCAGGTGCCTTGAGTGCACAAGGTCTTCGAAAAGAACCTTGCGCACGAGATCATCCTCCTCAGTCCACTCGGGATTGTTGTGGCGGTACCACCTGTTGATGTAGTTCAGGATCTCGTTGTGGACATATGGTTGCTCCGAAGAGTCAAATGCCCCAAAGTCTCCTGCAAACACCTTCTTAAGCGCCCCACAGTGTCTCCAATCTTGAACCACTCCGTGTAAGTATTGATGCCTGGCGCCATGCCAGACTCAGTGTGGGTCTCAAACATGGAAACAAGGAATGCGTAGAAATACATGCGCACAGCGATGGTGTAGGACACACTGCAGCCTGAGATGAGCCTGGT